TGTCCGCTGTTCTCGATCCGTGCGTCATGCAAGGCTTGGCGCAATTGCTCTAGTTCGTCGCTCACGGTTGCACCTCCTTCTCCCCCTCGAACATTTCGAGTTGGTCGGCGAGGTGGTCGCGGAGTTCGTCGATTTCGTGCTGTTGCAGGTAGAACTGGGTTCCCTCCCAGATTTCTTTGGCGGCGGCGCGGAGTTCGTCGAGTTCGGCGCGGAGTCGGGCGTTTTCGCGTTCAAGGTTGGTCTTTGTCATGGTGGGCGAGGGTTAGGGCGAGGGCGACGAGGAAAAAACAAAATCCGGCAAGTCGGGCGGCGGTTTTCATTCGGTTGGAGGTGGAGGTGGAGGCGGGAGTTTGGCCCAGTAGGCGACGGCGGCGGGCCATGCGATCCCAGACCAAGCACGGGAGGTGCGGTGGGAAACGGCGGTGAACGATTGGGTGGGCGAGTGAACCGCGACAATTACGGGGACGTCGCGTTTGGGTAGTTCGATGGATGCTGGGATCCAGTAGAGAGTTGATTGCGGCGTCATAGTGTGGCGAGGAGGTGTCGGAGTGGTTCCGGATCGGTGTAGGCGCGGCGCGATTGCTCGATGAGGTCGAGGGCTTGGGCGACCGTTGCCTGTTGCTCGGCGGTGAGTGCGGCCGCTTGGCGGAGTGCTTCTTTTTCAAAAAGGTGGTATTTGAATTCTTCGAGGCTCATGTAGTAGTTCCAACCTCGGATGGGTTGGTTGATAAGGTTGGCAATTTCGGAGAGGTAGTTGCGGAGTTTATCTGCTGGGTTCATTCGGTGGCGTTGTTAAGGTTGTGGAGTTGTCGGGTCAGGGCTTCGAGTTCCCGTCGTAGAAAGCGGATCTCGAAGGTTAGGGCGGCGGGGCTGCGTTCGTAGTGTTGCAGGGTTCCGTCCCCTGCGCCCCCGCCTTTCGGGGGGGCTGCGTCAATGATTTCGTCTCGAATCATTGCCAGTATTTCGGCTCGGTCGGCGTCGGTGAGCATGGTCTAGAAGGGGATTTCGTCGGGTTCTTCTTGGGTTGTTGGCGCCGGCGAGGCGACAAGGGCGAGGATTGCTTTTGAGAGTTGCTCGGCCGGCTTTTTGCGCGGGTCGAGCGGTCGAACTCGCCACGAAGTCCCCTGCGTTCCGTCGCGTTTGGTGTAGGTTTCCTCGAAGTGCGCGAAACTCAGCGTTTTCCCGTCGAAGTGGCGGAGGAACGCGATGAAGTTTCCCTCCTTGGAAAAGTCGAGGTCCGCCCCATCGGCCACCGGGATTTTGGTCCCCTCGGGGTCGACGGCGGCCAAAAGGTAGTTCAATTTCCACCACATCTTCTCGCTGTTGATATAGTCGTCGGTGGCGGCTCCGGCGTCGGTTTCGATTTTGAGGCGGACGATTGTTTCGCCTCTGCTGCTCGATTTGATTTCGTCTGGGAACACGATCGTTCCGGCGAAGATTCCGGCTTGCTTCAGATACCCTCCGGCGGTGGGGGCGTTGCGGTCTGGTTTGAACATGGCTGGTTATTTTTTGGTGATTTTGGCGATGAGATCGGCGGTCCTGGTGCGGGTCGCGGATTTGTAGCTGTCGGGCAGGTGTTGTAGTTTTTGGGCGTCTTTCAGAACGCCGGTCGCGTGGAAGAAGTCGAGGGCGAGTTTGTAGTGTTCGCCGAGGATTTGTTTCCACTCGTCCTCGGGGTCTGCGGCGACCGGCTGCGAGGAAAACGAGCGAGAGAACGGTGCGAATGAGGAGTCGGGGATGATTTCTGCGGTTGTTTCGATGGTTGGCGCTTTGGTTTTGGTCGGCTTTGGCTTTGTTTCCGGCTCGGCTTTTGGTGGTTCCGGTTTAGGGGGTACTGGGTTTGGTGGCGTCGATTCGGTGGCGAAGTCGCCGATCTCCTCCGGTGTGTAAACTCCGGCGACGATTTCCGGCGCGAGTAGGCGCACGGCCTCGGAGATTAAACGGGCGGTGAGCATTTGGCGCGGGTGGCGTCGGTAGTTGTCTTTGAGTTGGTCACCTTTGGAGAGGGCCACGCCGGAGGCGATGAGTTCTTGCATTGAGACCGACATTTCGAGGTCGTTGTCCCGGTAGATGAAACGGGCTGAGACCTTTTCCGCCGTACGGGCACCCCAGACTGCTTTCCCTCCGGCGGAGAGAAAGCGGCCAAGCATGGCGTCGGCTTTCATCGAAAGTTTCCCGTCGATGATGTGGTAGGTCTGGGTGAGTTCGAACGGGCTCATTCCGGTTGCGAGGCATTGCATCGCGAGGACGGTTCCCTGCTGGGGTCGGGAGCAACCGAACAAGCCGGAGGCGGCGAACGCCTCTCCGAGTTGGTGTGCGGCTTCGATGGGGTTTGTGATGCCTTGGAACAGGCTTAGTTTGTTTTCCATTTGGTTTTGTTTGTCTGGGTTTTTACTGCTGCTGAGAAGCGAGGATCAGAAGGGCGTCGGCGTTGTTTAAGGTGACGCGGAGAGAAGGGAATCGGCGCTGGGCTTCCTCCTTCAACCGGTTTTTCCAGTGGCGCTGCTCTTCGCCGGTCCGTTTTTTGAGGCTGAGTTTGGCCTGCCATTTTTGCGGGGCCAAAAGGAGGAGGGAGAATCCCTCGGCCATGGCGACGCCCTGCAAGAAACCGACGTTCCGGTGGAGGGTGGCGAGCGCGGAGTGTCCTGCGCCGAAAATGCATTTTGCGGGGAGTTCCATTGCGATGGTTTGCGCCCCCGCTCGGCGGAGTCCGCGGAAGGTGTGGAGGATGTCACCGTCGGTTTCCGGCATTCGGATTGCCTGGGGGCCGATTTGACAGTCAACCCAAGCAACCCCGCCGTTCACGCCGGGGTCAACGGCGACCACGGGGTGCAAACTCACCTTTTCCACACCGGAAACAAAGGCGGCGGCCTTGAACGCGGGGTCGTGGGTTTCCGCACCTGCGGCAGAGTGCGGGCGGGTCGATTGAGATCTGGATGTAGGCATCGGCGAGGGTGATTTTGTCGCCGGTTCGAAACGCGGCGGCGATTTGGTCTTGGTGTTTTTGAAGGAGGGTTTGAAGCGCGGGGTTCATTGGTCGTCGGAGGGTTCCCCGAAAGCGGCTAAGAATCCGATCCAGTAAGAGACCAGAAGGAGAATGCCTAGCGCAATCTGGAATGCGGGTTCCTTGGTTTGAGAGATTGCGACGGCGTCGAAGGATGCCATTGCAAAACAGAGGGGGGCGAGTTGTTTGTCAGTCATGGGAAGGGGTGCGCCGGTGGTGTTCAATGAAGGGGTCAGTTTCCCCCGCCGGAGTTCTCCTCCGGTTCTATTCCGCCGGCGCAAGTTTGGTTTAGAGGGCGGATTTGATGGTCACGAGATAAAAGTGTCCCCTTCCGTTCTCGGAATCTATCCAACCGCCACGGTCGACTGACTGCACGAAGGGGAGTGCTTCCAGTTCGGCGACAGCGGCGAACATGGCGGATTCCCTTTCCCGCTCGGCTTCAAACGTCGCGCGTGCTCGGGGCGCGACGATGTCCACCGTGATCTGCGTTTCGTGGTCGCCGAAATCTGCGTCCCATAAAATGGACGCGTTGACGCTGACGAGTGAGTGACAGGCGAAATGTCCGTTGATGAGGTCGGCTGCGGTTTGGAGGTTGTGTTTCATGGCGTGAGATGTTTGGGTTTTGGTTTTGGTTTGTGGGTTGGGTGTCGAATCAGACAGGACGCACTTCGGACAGACGAGCGGAAGGGACGGGTTTTCCGGTCGCCTCAAACCGAATGTGCGCCTTGTATTTGTGACCCCGTGGGGACTGGAGCGAGCGCCCCCATCCGCAATAGGTTGCACGGACCAACTCGCCATCGAGCGTTCCGACGAATCCGGCGTGGCCGAAAGTTTCCTTTCGGACTCCTGAGTGAATGTAGGTGTGCCCGTACTGGCGGGTTTGGCGGACGTAAGGTAAAAGATTGATGATGTTCATAGTGTTGTCTTTGGTTTGGGGTTTTGCCGGAGACTACCGCGCCCCCGACGGTTTTTATTCAACCATACTCCCTGAGTTCGTGCAAATCTTTTTTTTCTTTTTCTGCACTCGGTAACCTGCACGGTTTCAGCGGTTTGCGTTGTCACTTGAAAAAATCTTGCGAAATGTGACGATTTTTCCGGATGCGCTACGGCGTTGTCTGGGGGCCACCCGTCGAAAGTGAGGTTTCGGCGGGTGGTTTATCTGTAAAGCGTTCTGTATGCGCGATTTACAACGAACGCAGGAAAGCGTTGATGGCGTGCGAGTTGTGCGTGATGCGGAAACCGTTGATTATGTAGCGTTTACGGCGCGATGCGGAAACCGTTGATTGCGTGGTGGTTGCGACGGTATGCGGAAAGTGCTGGTTTCCGTGTGCTTTATGCGATTGCCTTTTCAAAGAGAATAGCTTCGGCTTCTCGTCTGCGTTGCAATCCTAAAGTGTTGGGCCACAAGCGTTTCATCGACCGAAGCATGGCGGGCACGTCGTAAAATCTCCCGTCGCGGAGTGCGTTTTGAATTCCGACCATCTCGGCGCGTCGGTCACCGGCGAGGGCTGCGCCTCGATTGAAGACTAATGAAACCAAAGCGTCCCGGGCTGCGGGTGGAAGGTTGACGAGTTGCGGGTAAATCCGAAGGGTTGCGAGGTAGAACCGTGGGGTGGTGATCCGCTCGAAAACATCGAGGGCTTTTTCCCAGGGGATTTCGACGTCGCGCATCTGGTCGTCGTCGGCGAGGATTTGTCGCGCCGGTTGGCCTTTGACACCGAGGGCGCGGGCGAGGATGGCGGAGTTGTCGTCGGCGAGGATTGCGGCCCAGGCTTCTCGAAACTGGTCTGGCGAGTTGTACCCGAGGTCGAAACCGATTCCGATCGTGACGCCGGAGGATTCCCCTGGCCATGTGGGGAAGCGGAGAAACTTCCGGTAATACGGTTCTCCACCCCCGACTTCGTAATCGAGCAGAAGTTTTCGGCCTTCGGGTGAGAGGGTCATTTTTCGAAAAGTTCGGCGAGTTTCCCCCAAAGACGTGCGCGGTCTTCCTCGCAAGCGGCTGCGCGACGTTCGACGGCTTCGATGCGCTGGTCGTGTTTTGCTTCCATTGCGTCCAGGCGTTGGTCGGCTTTTGCTTCCGACTCGTTGAGGCGACGGGCTAACCAAACGAGGCCGGCGGCCAGGACTGCGGCGACCGGACCTTGAGCGGCGACGATGTCGAGGATGTCGGCGGCGGCGAGGGTCATTTTTCGCGGCGGAAGATGTTGATTGCGGAGTAAACCGAAACACCGGCGGTTAAAACCGCGTCGGCTTGGTCGGGCGCCATTTTGAGGCCAAAAAGGGTCGCGAGGCTAACCAGTCCTCTCCAAGTGGACGGTTCAAAAAGGCGGGCGATTAGGTAGTGCATGGTGTTTTGATTTTAAGAGAAAACGCGCACCTTGAGCGTGCCGCTCGCGAGGTCGACTGTTGCGCCGGTGTTGTTGATGGCGCGAACCGTCACGGTATTTGAGGCGGTCACATTGGCCACTAGTGTTATTCCGTTTGAGTTCGTCGAAAGTGAGGCGAGCGCAAACATTCCGACGGTCGCGCCGGTGCAGGTCACGGTGGTTGCTGAGGTCGAGTTGGCGGCGAGTGATGGAAAATCGTGCGTTTTGGATCCGGTGAGAAAACCGGAAGAGATTGAGGTACCGTCAGCGAATGCAATCGGGCCGCCTGCGTAAGTGAGTTGCAGGACGTTCGCGCCGATTTTTGTCTCGTAAGGTGCGTAGGTGGCGTTGCTGTAGGAGTTGCCAAGAGCATAGTACGCGCACCCAGCGTCGCCCGTGACGACGTAGTTGGAAGCGCCGGATGTGATCGTGAAGGCGCAGTTGAAAATCCCCGCGACGGCGCCGGATGTGACGGCTCCAGCGAGTACGATTCCGCTGCCTGTGCTGTTGGTGTTTTCGAAGCTACACCATCCAGCGGTCAAAAGGGCCGTGGTCGATTGAATCTCAATGAGGTTTGCGCCCCACGTGCGGAGGTCGCAGTTTTTGAGTTCGCAGTAGGGACGATACGCGGTCGGCGTCCCACGCATGAGGATTGCGCGGGTTCCGTATTCGGTCGAAAGGTTTGTGCCGTACAGGGTTCCTCCGTTGATGTCGAAGTGAGTGCCGCCGGATCCTGCGGTGGCGTTCGCGAGGCTTTTGACGTCGTTGCATCGCACCGAAACATCGGTGCCGATGAGCATTCCGACCGATGTCGTTGCGGCGTTCGAACTTCCGACCATGCAAGAGTCGAAATGCACTAGGAGAGGCACGCCACTTTGTGCGCTGAACGTGAAGGTTGGGGTCGTTGCGTGGGTGTTGTCGAACCGTAGACCGGCAAACTGTATGATGTTGTCGCCGGCTGTTGCGCCTCCTGCAAGCGTGTGCTGTCCTACGATGCGAATCGTGGTCGCCTGTCCGTTGTTTTGTCCTGTCGCGGCGAGGGAAACGCACCGTTTGAGAGTCAAGTTTTCGGTGTAAAATCCGGGCGGGATTAGAATTTGCGTTTGATTTTGGGCGGTGGCGTTCGTGACTAGGTCAATGCACCCTTGAATGGTGTTTGCGTCGACCCCAACAATTTTGGTTTGCGCGAAGGTGACACCGCCACCTCCAGCGGGTTTGTCGCTCAGGTCGTTGTAGCTGCCCGAGGTGGCCACCTGCGCGAGACTGAGCGCGGATTTTGCGGCGTCGGCGTCGGTTGCGGCGAGCAACGCCTTTCCCGTCGCGGTTGCATCCTGCAATAGGCTGTTGGAAATTTTTTGCATTAGATGCGATGCCAAACAAGGATTGCGAAACCGTCACCACCGGCGCCACCGTTCCCCCCGCTGAGTGTTCCGTCTGTGTAGGTGCCGTCGTGGTAGAAAGCGCCTCCGCCTCCTCCTCCCGATCCTGGACTGCCTTTGGCTCCGTGTCCGGCGCGGAGGTTGAGTCCGTCGGCGACTGATGAACTGACGATGGCGGACGATCCGCCCGAACCGCCGATGCCGGTTGAGAAGATGCGTGGCGCGAGGCTGTCTGATGCGGCGGTGCCTGTGTCGCTCCATTGCAGGGCGTCGAAACCGTTTGCGGAGGTTCCGGCGAGTGGTGCGCTTGAGAGATTGTAGAGGTCTTGGCCTTCTCCGCCGTTTTGGGTCGACTGCGTCGAGTTGCTCCCGCCACCCGAAGCGCCGGAGGCCACCCAAGGCTGCGCGACTTGGTAGGCTTGCGAGTTGTAGGCGATTGGAACGCCGGCTGCGCCCCATTCATCACAAAGTCCTCCCAGGTAAGGTTCGTTGATGGTGCGGTCGACGACATCGGTGATGTTTGCCGGTATAGAACTGTTCGAGGGTCCGCCAGTTTGATCAAGGCCGGTTGAGCAATCAAGGATCAGTTGTCCACTCCCGCGTGTGAAGATTGAACCGCCACCTGGTCCTCCGTTGGTGGCTTCGGTAAATTGCGTGCTTGATTGCCAAATGTAGCCCGTGCCACCGGTTCCGCCGGCTCCAACGGTGAGAAAGTTTGGGCCGGAGTTGGGGAGGAAGTGAACACCGAAAAGTCGTTTGATTTTGCCCATGCTGCCTCCGCTGCCTCCGCGTCCGTTCATCAGATGAACTGAACCACCACCTCCTCCTCCGCCGCCGGAGCATAGGATGATGTCGAGGAGTGCGAACTCGGAGTTTCCGAAGGGGTTTTCGATGGTGTAGTTTCCGGGTCCGTAAACTTGGAAAACGGTTTGGTTCCCACGGGCGACGGTCGTTGCGGTCTTGCCGAAGTCCACCGAAAGCGTGCGGTCGGCCGATAAGTTTCCGCCTCCGGCGAGGCCGGTTCCGGCTGAAACTGTGCGTGAGGTTTGAACGGCGCCGACGATGCGCGAGTCGTCACCGGCTGCGACGGTTCCCGAGGTTGTGCCGACGGCTTTTGTTGCGGAGTCCCCGAGTCCGAGGTTGGTTCGCATTCCGGCTGCGTCCGTCGATTGCATGAAGGTATCGACTGCGTTTGTGGTGGTTACGTTGGCCATGGTGGGAAGGAGTGGTTAAGCTGCGGGGCGTTGATAGGTGTCTATTCCGTTTGGTCTGAGATAGTCGCTGCCGTCGGGGCGTTTGTAATAACTGGCGGAGGTTCCGCCTCCGCCTCCGCCCGTCGTGGTCATAACGAGCATGGCGTCCCATTTTGTGGCGTCGGTGGGAAGCTCAGAGCCTGGGAGGGTTTTGCGAACGTAGCATCCGATGGTTTGCGCTGTTGTGTCTTCGTAGCGGACAACTTGGCCGACGTAGTACGTGGTGCCCGCTGAGTAAACGCCGACGAAAACGAACGAGGTACCCGCCTGCCCCTGCGGGCCTTGCGCTCCGGTTGCTCCTGTCGCACCTGTCGCGCCGGTTGCGCCGGTTGCTCCTGCTGGGCCGGTGTCGCCTGCTGGGCCTTGGTCGCCTGTGTCGCCTTTGGCTGCGAGTAAATCCCAGAACGGGGATTCGGTGCTGGGTGCGTCGCCGATGTTTCCGCCGTTGGCGTCGGAACGATACCAAAGGGATCCGGTGTAGGTGACGATGTCGCCGACGGCGTAGGACGAGCCGAGGTCGTAGGCTGCGCGATAGTTCCAAACTGCATCCGCACCATCTGCTCCGTCTGCACCGGCTGCGCCCGTTGGGCCGGTTGGGCCTTGGTCGCCTTGTGGGCCTTGTGGGCCGACGATGCCACCGGAGGCGACCAGGACGTTGATTGTTTCACCGTCCGGCGGGGCGGTTGTGAAGTAGACGGTGCCGGTGGTGATTGTGTAGTCGGTGCCTGCGGTTTGGAAGACGCCGCCGACTGCGACCATGTAATGCGACGCGGTCGAACTGGTCGACGTGGTTTGGAAAACCGTTTGCGCCCCGTTTCCGGTGAATGTGAACTGCTCCAATGCGAAACTCGGCGTGGAGTTTGCGCCCTGAAGCGAGATCCAAGCGTTTCCGGCCGCGTTGGGAAACGAGATGGTCTGGTCGGCGGTGTTGACGACCAGAACGCCCGTCGGGATTCCCGCGATGGGCGGGTTCCCCGTGGTGTTTTTCCGAAGTTGGCGGATGTAGTTGGGCATCCTGGGCGGGCTTAGAATTCGCCGCAATCAATCGAGATTCCGGCGGAGGCTGCGACGGTCTTGGATGCTGCCGTCAGGCGGCCGTACACGTCGACCGAAAAAAGGACTGCGTCCGTGGTTGCGGAAACTCCGGTCGTGGCAAGGTCGACGCCTCCGGAGGAAACGGTGATGCGTTGCGCGGACGCGGTCTTCACCGAAAACGTCGTCCCCGTCTTTTGGAGACCGTCGCCTGCGTCGGCGATGCCTGCGCTTGAAAACTGCGTGAAGACAAGGGCGGTTGAGCCGATCGTGATTGCGCCGGAGGTTGAAAGAACCCAACCGGTGGATCCGTTGGCGGTGCCCTGCTCAATAAAAACGAACGAACCGCTCGAAAGCTCGGCTCCGCTGTCCGCGTCTGTCCGGCGTGTCAGGATGAAGGGAGCGTCGGCCGCGCCTGCTGAGGTGACGGAATAAAGGCCGTTTTGGAGTCCGGCGGCTTGATTTTTGACTAGCACGGATTGACCGGCGGCGAGTGCGTGTCCGTCGACTGTGAGCGCGCCGAAAGCGTCCGCGGTCAGCGTTGCCCCAATGCCGGACGACCCGTTGTTGTAGGTGCAGGCGGAGAGGGCGGCGGTTGTTGCGACGTGAGCGGATGCTTTAATGTCGAGACCTTGGGCGACGTCGTCGACGTATTTTTTGGTTGCGAGGTGGGCGTCCTGCGTCGGCGTTGCGGTCGTCGAAATGAGGCCCGCACCGAGGTTGAGATTCTTCGAGGCGTCGACGATCAGAACCTTGTTTGCGGCTGCGGTTCCGTCGGAGATTCCGGCGAGTTTGTTAAACTCGGCGGTGGTTGTCGTGACTCCGTCGAGTTTGTTTAGTTCGGAGGCGTCCGCCGTGACGGCTGTTCCGCCGATTTGAAAAGTGCCGGTGATGTTGAGCGTTCCGGCGACGGTCTTTGTTCCGGCGATGCTTTGGTTTCGGTTGGCGGTCGTGACGAATCCATCCGAGGTCGCGGAACCTTCGCCCCCGACGGGGATGACGTCGCCTGTCGATTTTTTGAGAAGGAGCTGATTGTCGAATTCCTGCCAGAGGAGTTCGCCGGTGGAAAGGGTGATGCCTGCAACACCTGTGGAGGCGATGCGGCGTTTGATTTGGATCGTGTTGGGCATGGTGTGCGGAGTTTAAACTTGGCCACCGTCGATGGCGGCCGCTAGGGTTGAAAAGTCGGTGTAAACGGTTGAACCGGCGATGACGCCGACGACGTTTCCGTTGGTGGCGGTGCCACCGATTGCGCCCCCTGCGCCGATGTTAGCGCGGGCTTGGGTTTGTTGCGGGCCGGTGAGGGTTTGCGGCGTGAAAAGAACGGCTGCGGCGGCGATGTTGGCGGAGTCAAAGTAGGGGAGCGATGCGGGCTGCGATGCGCGGCGGTTTGTATTTTGAACACGCCACCGGAGGGCTTGGGTGGTCGTGAGGTTGCCGGAGTTTGTCCAGGCGATTTCGGCTTGAAGCGTAACGGATGGCTGGTCGGCCACCGTCTCATCTCCGCCTGCATCAAGGACGGTTATTCCGTAACCCGAGGAGCGGGGGTGAGGCGGGATGCGTTGACCTGCGGCGGCTGCGGTTGCGGTGACGATGTCGCCCGCCGACGATGCGATGAACGCGAGGTCGGCGTCGAGGGCTGCGGCGATTTTGGCCGCGATGGCGGAGGCGTTTTCGGTTCCGAGGACGGCCACTTTCAGCAGGCGGCCGGATTCCGGCGCGAGGGGCGGTTCCGTTGGGACGAGTCCGTCGAGGCCGAACCATACGCGAACGGCTCCGGCGTCGTCGGCGAGGTCGAAGTAGGAGCGGGCTGCGGTCGTCGCGGTTGTCTGGATGGCGACTTTTTCGGCGACGTCGAACGGGTCGATGCCTAACAGGCGGTCGATGCCACCGGAAGCGGTGTTGAGCGTGGCGCGGTAGTCGATGGCTGAACCTGTAACGGTGCGGGTCCAGTTCGTGAAGCTCAGCAAGGCGTTTGCGTCAAACTCCCCCTTCGGTTTAATCGTCAGGCGAAGGCCGGTTGATGATCCCATGTCCACCGTCGAGGATGCGGTGATGGTGGTCCGGAATTCGATTTGAGTTGGTATAACGTCGCCGTTACGGTGCAGAACCTCCTGATCGTCTGAGCGGCGGAGGCCGGAGACGTAAACGATACCCGAGTCTAGGGCGACGGAGAGAAGCATCCTGTGCGGGATTGTACGGACTCGGCGTCGGTTGTCATGTGGAAAAAGGTACTCCGTTTCCGATTGTCAGGTGGCCGCGTGTCACCTGCGAAACCGTCGTGGTGTCGGCGGTTGGGTTTCCGTTTTCATCGGGGAGTCCCGGTTCGGTTTCGAGCATTGCCAGAACGATTTTCCAAGTGATTTGGTCTTGGTTCTCCGTGGCGGCGAGTGGATCCGCTGAATCTTCGAGGCTGAGGGTAGGATTTGTGACTCCGGCGGCGCTGAGGGTTTGAAAGTTGCCGGTGACTTCGAGGGTGACTCTTTGCGATCCAGACAGATTCCCTGAGACCTTTTCCTGCGGATAGTCGAGGGCGGGTTGTCCGTTGATTGTCCCCCATCGGACCCAACATTCATTGACGAGGTCGTTTGGGTTTTGTTTGCGGGCTTTTATGAAAACACGAAATGGGAAATCGGCTGGGATTGGATTTGCGCCGGCCACCGTGCGATTGAGCGTCACGAACTGTCCGCGAGGGGTGATGACGGCTTGAACCTCCGGCGTGTTTTGAACCGCGAGGCGGGGCAGGTAGTCGATGATGGCGTTGACTGCCTGGGCGAGCGGGCCACCGGATTTGAGGCGTGGGATTAGCATGGTTCGGGGTCAGGGCGTTGGTCGTTGACGACGGTTGGGCCACGTTGGGAGAGAATTTTGTATCCGCCTCCGAGTTGGAACGGTAGAGGGAAGGCGACGGCGCGGGGTGCTCTCATCGTCAGCGGCCGGTCGATGTCTTCTCGGTAAAAGTTCGAAGTCGTGGCTTCTTCGATGTACGGGTCGAGAAAGTAGGAGTCCTGCGTTTCGTCGCGGCCGCCGGTGAATTCGCCGGTTGCTGGATCGATAGCGCAGGTCGTCGAGGGTTGCAGGTTGGAAACGAGGTAGGCTTTCGGGTTTTGTAGGTGTGAGGTTGCGTCTCGTTGGGTGATGGTTTCGCCGTCCGTCCAGTAAGGCTTGGTCGCGTGGTTTTCAGCGGAGTCTAGGAGTGGATCTCCTGCATTCTGCGGGATGGCGTAGTCGCAGTTTGGGGTCGTGGTATTTGGTAGGACTAGGGTTTCGCCGTGATATCGTGTCCAGGGGTCGGCTGCGTCGGTGGTTTCGGCTCCGGCGATGTCGGTTGATGTTGGGACGGGGCTTATGTTTTGGATCGGGCCTCCGTAGGTTTTCACGTCGTAAATTCCTTGCCGGATTTGAAACACGTGAAGGATTGGGATTTGGATCTCTTTGTCTTGGTAGAACTGTGTGGGCGAGTTTGGGTCGTCTTCCTCTCCTTCTTCTAGCGGTACAACTCGTTGATTGAGACTGCCGATCTCTTCTGCGGATACACGGTTTTCCTGCTCGTTCCATGCCGAGACGAGTTGGACTGGGAAAAACCATCTGGCGTTGCTGGTTGGATTTTCCGGCGTCCATCCGATAACGGGATCGGTGATGAGGCGGATTTGTTGACCATTCCAAACTGTTCCGGAAGCGTTGACGTCGTCGGTGAGGATTGGGTCTTCGAGCGTCCAGTAGTATCGAGGCGGTGGCGGCTCTTGAGGAATGGGTGTGCCCACAAGCCAGGATGGGAAGTCCGGCGGGGTGCAGGCGTCCGCGTTCGTTTGGTTTCCCTGTTCATCGTATTCTGGCGGGTTGTCGTACAGGCATTTATAGTACGCACACCACGGTTCGACGGGGTAAAGCGTGAATGGGGGCGTTTCATCTTGCAGGCGCCGGCGGGTTGCCACCCAACGGATTTTGACTCTTGCAACCATCACCTGCTGATCTCCTGAGAGTTGGAGGGCGCGGGTTTTTGCGCCGGTTTGAGCGTCGAGGGTTACCTCTGGAGCAACGAAACCGAGGTGCCACGGCGCGACGAGGTGCGGGATTCCGTTGATTTTGATGAAGGGTTTGAAAAACGGCGGTTGTGACGAGGTGTTGGCGATGGGTTGGAGTTCCAGATAGGTTCCTTGTGGCGTCGTGCGCGGCCGGAGGGTTGGCGTTTGTTGGATTTTGAGTGCGGCGAGTTGTTCGCGAATGCGGTTGATGACTCGAGAGAAAGCGTCCTGCGTGGTTGGTTGGGGCGTCATGGATAGATTTGTTGCGACCATGCGCCGTTTTCGTATTGGCCGAAATTTTCCGAGGCGTTTTTGTAGAGCAGAGTGATTTTCCAGCGAGTGCCGAATGGTTCAGCGTTTGCTCCTGCGAGAAGCCACGAACGGGACGATCCCCAAAGGTTTTCGATATCGGGAAAGTTGGCTGTTCCGATTTCGCTGGTCAGTTCCTTAAAGTTTGCCCACGTGTCGAAATAGGTTGCGCGGAGGGTTGAGCCGGTGCCGGCAATGTAGGACGAAACGCCGACGAGGCCGGATTTTTTGAACTCGACGAACCGTTTGGTTTGTTCGGTGTTGTTTGTGATCACCCAAAGAGCGTTTGTTTCGTTGGGTTCGTCCGGAGTTCCGGCGAGGTCTTGGAATTTCGGATGGGCTTGGATATTTTCGGTCGAGGATTGCGCCTCCACGGAGATTCGTTTTCGTGTCGCTTGGGCGTATTTTATGACGCGTCGCTCTTGAAGTTCGGTGATTTGCGAGGCTTCGTCAAAGGCGGCTGAACGACTGAGGATGTTTCGAACGTCATCGCTTGCCATGTTGTCGAGATTAAGCTCTTGATGCGTGCCGGTGATATCGAGGACGGCGTTTCCTTTGATGTAAAAAACGCGGGTTTCGGTGACGTTGCCCCACTCGTCGGTTTCAATGGTGCGTCCGGAGAGTGTGCGTTCCTGTCCGGCAAAGAGGGCTAGTCCGTTTGATGTGGTGCTCATTGTCCGGCTTCGTAGATGTCGGTTGACCAGTTGGGGGCGCCGAGTAGTTGCGCCGTGATTTTGAACGCGCCTCCGTTCTGTTCCTGAGAAACTGCGGTGGCGATGTATTCGAGATTATCGAGGGGTTCGAAGTTCGGGACGGTCGGCAGGTTGTAGCGTTTGCCCGGTGTCGCGGAAAGGTTAATGCTTTCTGAAAGCCAGGTCAGGTTGACTGTCCATTGGGGGGCAAGATAGGTCGTGATGCCGGCGAGGTCGTAGTCGTCGCGAAACTGAACGAAACGGGTTTTGCCGTTCTGCGTCTCCCAGATTGCGTTTGCGTGGATTGGTGCTTCCGAGGTTCCGGCCCACTCTTCAAAATCTGGATGTGCGGTGATGGGTTCCGGCGTGACGGTTCCCTCCATCGACACGAAGTTTTTTGTGAACGCGTGGCCGCGATAGGTGGCTTCGCTGATGATGGCGCTTTGGTTGAACACGTCGAAATTTTCGCGTGCTCCGGTGAAAGCGAGGGTTTTGTCGTTGAACTGTTTTTCGACCGGCCATTCGTATGGGTCGGCGGATGGGGAGGCGCGGAGATAGCGTCGACGGTAGACGCATTCGAGGGCGCCGTATTCGTCAACCTGCGCGGAAACGAGAGAGTCGACGTTGAAATCGGCGGGGCGTTTGATGGTTGTCATACGACGGCTACGTTGAGCGAACCTTGGCGCGTGATTGCGTCGGTGACTCCGTTTAGTCCGCGGGAGATCTCTTCCATGAGAGCGCGGAGGGCCACTTCGGGGTCGACTTCTGGTTTTGGCGCGATTTGTTGTTGGGCGGCCTGCTGTTGCAAGAACGGCGCGACGGGCGGGCCTTGGATGGGTATTTTGAGGAGTTCGGCCTTTTTCTTTGCGGCTTCGAATGCCGGAGAGTTTGCGAAACCTCCGCCGAGGTCTCCGGCTGCGCGGAGTCCAGGCGCGGTTCCTTCGAGGCCGATCATAGGGGCGCGGGGTGCTAGGTTGAGAGTCCGGCGGCCGCCTCCGATTTTTTCGAGCGAAGTAAACTCTTTGCCTCCTCCGGCTGCGCCTCCTTCGGGCTTTGGTGCTTCGGCTGCGCCGGTTTTAGCGGTGAGCGTTTGCGAATTTTGAAGGGACGAGGTTTGTTCTTTGATTGCGGTTGAGTTGGCGATGGCGGCTTCGGCGAGGCGTTTTAGTTCCGCGCGGAGTTCCTTTTGTGAGGCTTCGAGTCGTTTGGTTGCGTCGGTTTGCTTGGTGGCTCCGGCGGTGAACACGTCGGCGAGGCGGGAGAGGTCGGCGTTTGTGCCTCCGGCGAATGCCAGGGAGTTGGAGGGCGGGATGATTTCCCCGTTGGCGAGGCTTTCGCGCGTGTTGTAGGTGATGCGACGTCCACCGGCGAACGTCTGGCGAACTTCGGACGGCCTGAGTGGCACGGGGTATCCTGCGGCGTCGGCGGCGGCCATCTCGGCGGCTTGGGCGTCGGTGATTCCGCCGGAGGCGTACATAGTGCCTCCGGAAAAGTCGACTCCGGCCTTGTTCATCCCTGCGCCGGTGACGTCGGCGCGACCTGGGGATAGGAAACTTGGAAGGACGAGGTCGGCGAGTCCGGAAACTGCGAAGTCGATTTGTTCTTTTAGATAAGAGCCGAAAGCGTTTGCGGCGTTCTTGAATGCCGTGCCGACTGGCCCTTCGAAGGCTGCGCCGATCCTTGGCGCTCCGTCGATTAGGGTTTGGATGATTTTGTCTGAGATTCTGGCGAGGGATGAGAACAGGTCGCCCTGTTCGAAAAGGGCTTGCAGGCCTTGGAAAAGTTGGATGCCTGCGAGTTTGAGTTCCCCGAAAGCGATTTTGCCGGAGGTGGCGAGGACGTCCCAGAGGGTGCCGGTACGGATTGCTCCTTCCAGGATTTGGAAAACTTTGATGCCACCGTCGACCGCTTCTTGAAACTTGGTTTTGAACGTGTCGGCGAAACGGAGGGCGGTTTGCGAGGCGGCGGAGAAAATATTGCCAAGGGCGGTTCCAATCGGGGCGAAACTGGCGGCGAGGTCGGTTCCAAGTTGAATGAGGGGTTTTAGTCCGGCGGTGGCTGCGAGGCCGAGGTTCCGTTTGATTTCGGTGATGGTGTCTGAGAGGGTGGAGAGTTTGCCGTTGAGGGTTTCTCCCTGTGCGGCTGCGGCTCCGGCGAAAAGGCCGGTTTTCGTGATTTCCTGCAAAGCGGAGACGACGTCCTGCGCGGAGATTGCGGAGGAGGAGAGGGCTTTTGTCAGTCCGGCGTCGTCGAGGTTGAGGCTTTTCTTGAGTTGTTCCCCCAAAGGAATGCCGCGTTCGAGAAACTGGAGGAATCCTTCGGTTTGGAGTTTTCCGACGGAGAGTGTTTTGACGTAGGGTTGGAGGATTTCCGCGAGGGGGCGTTTGGAACCGGCGGCGATGTCGCCAAGAACGCGGATGGTCTCTTTGAGTTGCTCGGCGGGAACTCCGGCGGCGGCGAGTCCTGCGCCGGCGTTGGCCACCTCCTCAAGCTGAAAGGCGGTGGTGGCTGAGTATTTCGAAAGCTCGGCGACGGCGCCGGCGGCGAGGTTGGCGTCTTTATAGAACGTGTTGAACTGCGCGACAATGCTTTCGAAGTTGCCGGCTTCCCCGACGGCTTCGGCGAAAGTTGCTCCGAGGCCGCGAACCCCTTTTGAGACGAGGCCGATCGCACCTTGAATGCCTGCAAAAAGGGCTTGCCCTCCGGCGACTGAAACGGCCTGTGCGGCGAACGAAGACAGGGCGGATTTGGCTTGGGTCAGGCCTTGAGTGAGGCCTTGGATTGATGCGCCGATTTTGACTGTTGCGGATGCGGTGCTCATTTTGCGAGACGTTTTTCGATGGTTTGGCGAATTTTGAAGAGCATATCGGCGACTTCGTTGTCCAGGGTCTGCTGTGTATATTTGGTTTTCCGAACAAAGTCGCCCATGTTTGGTCGCGTGTTTTCGATTTCGAGACCGAGGTTGTCGGGGTCGAGTCGTTTTCGAAGTTTTGATTTTTTATCCGTCGGGGCGAGGTCGTCGAGTGTTTGTCCTTGAAGTTTCCACGATTTGGCGGCGATGAATCCGGCGGAACGTCGGCGGGCCATGAGTTCTCGGTTACGTTCGTCGGTTGTCTCACGTCCGAGAAAGTCGGTGACGGTCGTTTCGCCTCTTAGCCTTTTGACTGTCGCCCGCATCTTATCGAGAGAGGTTTTGGTGCGGCGGGCGGATTTGGATTCTTTGTTGATCATGGCCGCGAGTCGGGCGGCTTTTGTTCGGGCGGATTGTTCGGCTTTTGCGAGGCGGTTTGCCTGTGCGGTTTTGATTTTCGAGCGGATTCGGATTGCGTTTCCAGGTTTTGCGACGGCGTCGATGGCGCGGAGAATCCGTCCACGGAGTTTTCGGTGGTCGGCGAGGAGTGCGAAGGAGATTGAAACCGCCTTTTTTTTGAAGGCCGTCTTGGCGTCCATGCGCGTTTCTTGAACGTAACGTGTGAAAACGTCAGTCCATTCCTTCGGGTTCATCTCGAACGTGATCCTCGGGCGTGCCATGTGCGGAGATTAAACCGGCTGCGGGCCGGAGTCGAATTCCTTCGGCTTCTAGCGCCGCTCGCATCAAGTGGTTTGCGTCACAAACGGAGAGGGCGAGGATTTGAGCGGGCGGCCAACCGTAGCGGGCGGCGAAGAAATGCACGAAGCGTGCGACGGTTCCCGCCCTGCTTAGTTTCCCGCCGTGGTGGTGTTTGGCGCGTCGACGATTGGTTGCGCGGCGGTGGCGCGTTCAATCATTCCGCGGATCTGTTGCGCGATGGCGGCGAGGTTTGAGAGAGGAATTGGTGGAAGGGTGAGTGCCGCTTGAAGGATGGCGGCCTTGTTCCCGTTGACGTAGGCGGAAACGGTGGAGCAAACCGCTTTTAGATCCGCGGTGTGCAGATAAAGAAAACCGAGGACATCCTGCATCCGTGCCTCTGGGGCGGTCAGGATTTGATTCTCCGACATCTCGAGGAGCGCGTAAGTTTGGAGCGTGAGCGGCCGGAGGGTGAGTCCGGCGACGGTTTCGGCTTCGGGCAGGATGAGGTGTTGCAGGTCGTCTAGCATGGGGCGCGGGTTGTTTGGGGTTTAGCGGAAAGCTCGGAAGGTTTTCATGGCTTCGTCCCATTTGTCAATGGGGGCGTGAAGGGTTCCTCCACGAAGACGGCTCCTCCGGTATGTTGGCGCGGCGGCGGCGAGTTTTGCGAGGATGCAAGCGTTCTCGGATGCTGCGATGGCGAGATAAGAGACGGCGGGGTTTTCACTTTTCCGCATGGCTTGGAACGTCCCAGGCGATTTCAACGCGTCGCGGATTTGCTCGAGTTCGGCGAGTGCTCCGGCGGGGAGTGTTGAGGCTTGTCCGTTAAATGCGGCGGCCACGTCCTCGGCGCGGATTGGTGATTCCGGTTGGCCGCCAAACGGCGCCCAGGTGCCTGCTGGTTGGAAGTGGAACGTCAGGCGGTTTGTCGTTGCGTTGACTTCCTCGCTTGAAACGGGGTTTTGAGGCGATGGCTGAATGCCTAGGGTTGCGAGTGTGACGGCGAGGCGTTGGTTGTCGGTCGAAAAGTAGGAGAGCATGGTCGGAGTTGTCGGGGAATCCGGTTTTTTATCGAAGGCGCCTATTTTGCCCTAGGCTCCCGGAAACTTCGCGGGGCTGTTAGTCGATCTGAGCGTAGGCAACGGCCGTCAGCGTGCGTTTTGTCATGTCTTCGGCGGATTGGATGCTGTCGGCTGCGGTGATGATGACGAGGCCTTGGACATAACCCGAGATGAGGCCCGGGAGGGTGTATTCGTCGCCTGCGTCGGCGTCATCGGCTGCGTAGGTTTCGATGTTGATTTCGTCCTTGACGGCGTAGTAAACGACCGCGCCGAAACCGCCGGAACCGTTGGCAATCTCCTTTTTTGACGAATTGCGATTGACGGTTGCGGAGGTGATGAGGTTAGGGGTTGTGCCTGTCCCGAAAGTGAGTGCCTGTCCCTTGATAATTGCTGCCATAAGTTTTGATAGGTTAAGCGGTGAGGCCTGCGTAAACGGTCGCGGAGATGGTGAGTTTTGCGACGTCTTCGGCGGAGAAACTGCGCGAGATCGAGTCGATAAAGGTTGTCGTCTCGCTCCCAGAAATTGTCTGCCCGATTGTGCGGTCGTAACTGCCGGAGATGAAACCGTCAAGCGTCACCTCGGTCTTTTGGTTGAAGATTGCGAAGGACAAGACGTCACCGGCCGGGCCGATGATTTCCTTCGTTTGCGCTACTTTGCGCCGATTTGCCTGCGTCACGATCATTCCGTCGAGTGTGGTCGTGACGCCTAGCGTTCCGTATTCTTGGTCGTTTTTGATGATTGTTGCCATGTGTTTAGGGTGCGGGTTGAAGTTGGAACGCCCAAATCTTAAACGAAAAAACGTGGAGTTCCACCTCGTCTTTGTAGTTCGTGTTGTGCGGGCCCATTACGAAGCCGATTGATTTTGCGGAACCGTTGGAGAACACGTCGAAACCGTCTGCGCCGGTCGGGGCGTTGAGGAGTGCTGCGGTGAGATTTTGGACGGCTGCGGCGGCTTCGTCTGCGGAGTATTGCGAGCGATTAATGCGGAGGGCGAGGTTTCCGTCGAGGATGAAAATTCGCGAACCGGCGACCACTTCCCGGGAATGTTCGAGGGCGACGAAGGCGGAGAGGGTATCTTTGACTTCGTCGGTTTGCGAGGTCGTCACCGTGATTCCGGCAACGTCGGGGTCTGCCGTGATTGCGGCCACGATTCCGGCTTCGAGGTCGTAAAGAAACGTGCTCATTGATCCTGCCTCGTTTGGAAAATGAGGATGGGGTTTTCGGGAATGTCGGTGACAGAGGTTGGGCGGTATTTTTGCCCGTTGACGCTGAACAGGTTTTTGCGAGGGTCGCCTGCTTTTCCAAACTCCTCAAAAGTTGTGCGCGAGATCCGGATTGTGATTTCTCCTCCGGCGTTGACGCCTCCCTCCTCTGGGACGGTCGAAAACTCAGACTCGGAGACGATAGCTTGCACGGTTTCGCCGTTGAGGAGTACGTCCGCGCCGAAGACGGTGACGGAGTGGTTGAATGCTCGGCGGATTGAAGACTGGAAGAGGGGGTTCATGCGTAGGCGAGAAACTCAAGGCCGGCTCCTTTAATCTGTGGGAGTTTTCCAGAGGCGTCGTAGATTCCGGCGCCTGGGGGTGTCAGCGGCGCGGCGGTGACTGGTGGTGGGTTGGTCGCCTTCGGTCCGTGCTGGAAATGGCTTTTTGCGAGGACGGCGAGTCCTCCGGGGGTGTCAAGTCCGGTGAAGCGTTGAACAAGTGAGGTGGGCGGAACCATAATAAAAAAGGGGGACGGGGTGCCCCGTCCCCCTCGAGGGTGTCGGCTAGATTACCAAGTGATGAGTTCGCCTGCGGTCGAGTCGACGATTTTCTCGGCGGTCGATTGACGAACGCGAACAACGCCGGAACGGCGCGATTCGTCGCGGTAGGTTTCAACCGTGAACAGATCCGGCGAGTCGTCTTTCCACGTCAACGTCCGGCCTGCTCCGCCCGCTTGGAAGTTGCCCCCGGCGACGTTTCCGACCCAGGCTTTTGCTGATGACCACACGAACGAACCGGCGGCCGTTGTTGCTCCGCGTTTGGAGGAGTCGTAGGCTGCGGAGGCCACGAACACGTTTTGGAGTCCGAGGTTTGCGCCGATGAGTGTGGCGTCGACGTTGCGGAGGTCACCGGTTCCAACGGATCCGAAGATAAACGACTGCACCTTCGCGTTTTTGCGGAGGAGGTTGTAGACCTCTTGGTTGATCACCAACGCGTTTGCCGAAACTCCTTTTTTGAGGAGGCGGGCGATTGCGTCGAGGATGTCTGAGACGGGGTCGGCGGCGGAGTTTGTCCACGCTGTTCCGGCTGCGGTTGCGTTGAAGTTGGACGAGTTGAAGATTGCGCCCGCGACGCGTGTTTCGTGCGCGAGTTTGATGTTGCGGAGGAGGAGTTTTGCCACCGTCGCCTCAACATCGAGAAACCGCGACAGATCCGCCTGTTGGGAATCGTCGACGAGTTCTTCAAGGCCGCGGTCTTCTGTCAGGTAGGTATCGGCCACCCAAGAACGGTTGATGCGTGAATAACTGCCATCCTGCGCCCGTTTGGCCGCGTCCGCGTCAACCTTCATCAAGTTGCCGGCTGCGGTTTCGATTTTGAGGTACTGCCCGGATTTAGCGGAAACTTCGAGGGGAGGCATCACAAGGCCACCGATGAGGCCTGCGTCTGCTCCGCCTGATTGGATGACGGCCTCCTGGATGTCGGCCCGTAGAATTGCTGTAGAATTTGCGTACATGGTTATTCGAGGTTAAGCGTGGGTTTGAGGTTGGAGAACCACTTCGATCCGCTGCCCGTCTGCGGTCGTGTCTTCCAACGCGATGCCGATCGCATTGTTGCTGGAAGTTGCGGTTGCTAGAACTTTGCCGGATGCTGCAGGATAGACCGGATTTCCGGCCGTGATTGCTCCACCGGCGAGCATATCGAATGTCCCCGAAGCGTTGTTGAGTTTCACGGTTACCGTTCCGCCGATCGGACCGTCAGCGATTGCGACGCCAATTGAGGAACCGTTTGCTGCTGCGGCTGCCACTAGGACGCCGGAGGATAATTGAACGCGAGCGCCGGCGGAGATTGCCGTTGCTCCTACTGTGAAGGCCTTGAAGCCAGAGTCGTTTTGAGCCATGTTTTTTGGTTTGGGTTAGTGTTTGAGAATCCCACGTTCGATCAAGTGTGCTCGATAGGCGGCGGGAGATTTGCGAAGTTCTGCAAAACTGATTTCGGCGGGTTTGTTGGAGTCGCCGGTTGCTCCGTGTGCGACGGGGGCGCCCATCGATTTGATGAGGGTTGCGAGGGCTTCGAAACGGGTTTCGACTGCTCCGAGAATCTTCGTCTCGATCGCCTCGAAGGCTTGTCCGGCCTGCTCTTCGGGTGCTGCGGGAGGTTCCGGAGTTATGGGTGCTTCGGGTTTTGCGCCCATCTCTGCTTCGGATTCGGTGGATTCCTCGGCGGTTAATGCTGCGAGCATTGCCTTTATTTCCCCGACAGCGGATTCGAGGGCCGCGAGGCGGTCTTCGGGCGTTGGGGCTTCCATCTTTTCGGGGTTCTCGGTCATAGGTTCTGCTGTTGTTGTAACATCTGCGGCGGGGGCGTCCATCGGTTTTTCTTCGAAGAGTCCGTCGGGGTTTGCGGCGGGTTCATCGACTAGGTCAACCGAGAGCAAACGAGAGCATCTGGCGAGGTTGCCGTCGGGAGTGCCTTCGAAGCTGATTGAGAGGCCAAAGGCGGTCGGCATTGTCTGCGCGATTTCTAGGACAAAGTCACGGGCGGGGGCGGAGGATAAAAGGTGCAGGTCGGCTAGTACCTTTGGGCCTTCGATTCGGAAGTTTTTAAGCGTTCCGACCACTTGGGAAAGGTCGGAATTGTGGAGCATCTTCACCTTTACGGCGCGGGCTTTCGCGCATTGGACAACCTGGGCGAGTGTTTGGTCGTCGACGATTAAACCGTGCCCTTTTGCGGGGCCGGTCGTAATAACAGAAACGCCACGGAGGACGCGGTATTCGACGGATTCGGGGGCGAGGGCTGAGAAGGTCGTGTTCATTTTGAGCGGTTTTCGAGGCTTCGTTTGTTGGCGTAGTAGGCACGGATGGCGGCGATGGCGTCCGCCTTGGTTTTGTGGCGAGAAACGATGGTGTCGGCGTGTGAGCGTTTCACCTTTACCCAGTCCCCGCTAGGGAGTTGTTTGACGGCGTAGGGCATGGGTTTAGGCGGTGGGGATGCCGGCGGGGTAGTCGTCAATCCAGATGTCGATTTGTTCGCCGGCTGCGCGCGCGGCGTCCTCCTTTTGCGTGGCTCCGGCGAAGATTAGGCGGTCGAGGCCGGCGTCCTGCGTGCGGCGCGTTACCTCGTCACGGTCGGCGGCCGTGTCGGGTCGGCGCGTGATCATAACGACGCGGTGTCCGGCTGCGTGGGCTGCGGCGATGAAGTCGCGCCACAATGCGGGGGCGGCGGTGAAGGTTTGGTCGAAGTCGAGAGAGAAAGTCAGGCGTCGGGCGAGTTTTACCCAGTCCCCGTTTGGAAGTTGGTGAAGGGAAAAGCTCATTTTTCGAGGCCGGCCAGAATACGATTTGCCCATGCGCGGCCCGCGTCTCCGCCCCATCCGTCCCACGCTTGGCGGCCTTTGCCGTATGCGTCCCAAGTGCTGCCTTTTTTGTCGACTTCGTGTCGGTCGAAGTAGGCTTTCATGCGTTTGAGTGTCTCCACCGAAACCCTCCGTCCGTTGGCGAGGTCGCGGGCGCGGGCGAGTCCAACAGGGGTCATTCCGCGTTGACTCGGCGGCTTTTGCTGGCGTTCGCGGAGTGCTCGAGCGGCTGCGTCGCGAACGCCTTTTGGCGGTTCATAGGATTCCGGCTTGGCTTCGAATGCTGCGGGCGGTGGCGGGGCTCCGGCTCCGGGTTTCATTGCGGCGGCTGCGATGATGGGGTCGGCCACTCCGGCTGCGGAGAAAATCGCTTTGCGGCGTGCGGTTTCGATAGCGGATTGGCTGAACGCCTCCTCCCAATCTTCACCTTTCTCTGCGTAGTACTCGGCCCAAGTTCCCCCACCGGCGGCGATCTCCTCGAGGGCGGCTTTTGTTTCGCGGCCGATGTCCGCGGACGGCCACGGCGGAAACTGCCACCTGTGCGCGGTCCAGTTTTGGTGCTCGGGGATTGCTCCCTCGGCGATTCCGAGGGCGACGACGGCTTCCGCGATGGGGTCGAGGATTTGGCGGGCGATTAAATCTTGGTAGCGTCGGCAAACTCGGGCGGCTTGCTGGGAGTCGAGACGTGCGGTGACGCCACCGAGTTTGCTGGAGTCGACGAAGAAACCGTAGGGCAGGCCGAGTGCGTCCGAAAGGTGGCGTTGCAGGGTTTCGAGGAAACCGGTGAAGGTCACGCTGGGGCGTTCGTTTCTGAAACTCTGCACCTCTTCCCCCGGCTTTAGGTAGTGGATGGTTCCGGGTTTGATGCGTTCGATGCGTTCGCCGGTTGACGTCGTTTCGTCCCATCCTTGGCCGTTGCCTCCTTGGGTTTTGACGAGGCCGGATTGTCCGGCGGCCCATTTAACGGCGGCTTTTTCACCTTCGAGGATGTCGACTATATCGCGACAGGTCGCGATTACGGGCGCGAGGGCGGAAACTCCACGGTAAGAGTCGTGGCGTTCGGGGTCGAAAAGGTGGAGACAACGGGCGGCGGGGATTTCTTGCGGGTCAACGTAGGCGGCGCCCATGCTGCGCCGGTAGATTCGGAACGTTTCTGGGCGTCCGAGGTCGTCAAAACAGATTCCGCCGATTTCGTTGTCGGCCACGTTTGAGGCGTAGGGGTTCCCTACTCGGTCTGCTTCCACAAGTTGGAGTTTGAGCCCGTCGGGTGTGATTGAGTGGACGATCACGGCGTCCCCGTCGCGGAGAAACGAGACGAACGCGAGTTGGATGAGATGGACAAAGTCGAACCGTCCGGCGATGTCGGCGTTTTTGCTCCACCTGGTGAAGTAGGCTTCGGCAGCGGAGTTGAAAGCGGGGTCGGAGGTGCGGGCTTGAAACCGGATGGTTCCGACGGTGTACAAGCTCAACCGTTTGAGGATGCCGGCGACTAGTGGGTGGTTGCGTTGCAGGTCACGTGCTTCCCAAATCAGTTGAACGCGGGATCGTTGGTTGGTTGAGGTTTCGGGGTGGTTGGAGTTTTGAGACGGCGTGAGTTTTCGTTCGGCGCTCGGCATGGCTCCGATCCAAGAGAAAGCGGTGCGTTTGATGCGGTGGAAAAGGTTCATGCGAAATAGGCGCGGGCGCGGGTTCGAGGGTTTCCGGAGGCGGTGCGTTCGGCGTGAACTTGACAAGCGGCGGAGAGTTCGGTTGCGATTTGTGCGCGGTCGCGTTGCGAGGAAGTGCCGGCGGCTGAGATGGCGGTGTAGGGGTCGGCGAACTCTTGGTTCAACCGTGCGATGGCGGCGGACAAGTCCGCGGTCGTCATTGCTCGAAAGATCGCGTGATAATCAATTTCGTTTGGCATCGGTTCCGAGTTCGGCGTTTAAGCGGATCTCCGGGTGTCCCGTCGCGGCTAGAAGTTGCAAAACCTCAAGGTCGAAAACGTGATTTGCTCGGCGTATCCGTTCCCAAAAATACGTTGCGCGACCGTAACTGTCCACTTTTTCGCGGCGGCGCTCGGCGGTGAGTTGCGAAAGGTAGTCCTTTCCCGCGTCGGCTGAGTATTCCCACCGTGGTTGATAAGGGCCACCTCGAATCATAGCGCAAAGGTGATCTTTCATAAGTGCCACGGAAAAGAGCAGAAGGCGGAGGGGTTTTTTTGTGCGGTTGATTTCGGTGAACGAGAAGAAAAACGGGCGCTTGATTCCGTCGAGCGTCCATCCTTCCGTGTTTGGGGTTCCTTTGGTCGGTTTCCATCGGTTGCCCTCGTTGTCTTCATGCCGGAGGATAGCGGCGTAAACTTCGGAGGTTTCGAAACCGGAGTCGACGAGGACATTTTGGTTTGGGATTTGGTATTGGTTTTGAATAGGTGGGAGGTCGGCGAAACCGTGAACGCGTCCCCAGTCGACAAGGCGCGAGGCTCCGTCGGTCTGCCATTCGCGAACGAGAAACCAAAGGTGATCCTGTTGAACGTCGACCGTGAGGAAGCGGATGCCGTCGCCGGTTTTGCGGAGCGGATACGGGGCGGCGCCGGCTTCGACAACCAGCGTGTTTTCCTGCTGCAGGTCGGGAGTCCACGGAAGGCCCAGGCTTTCCCCTTTCCACTTTGCGAGGGCGCCGGAGGTTCCGGTGGTGTTGAGTTGGTGTTTGGCTTCGAGAAACTCTTCCACGATTTTGCGCCACGGAATCCAAAGCGGAACGAACGCGTTCCAATGGTAGGAGCGGTGGGCGGCCGGCGCGGCTTCGTTGTGGGGAATCCACCGAAAATTGGAGAGGAGGCGTTTGCGGTTGTGTGGTGTGTCGATGTGTCCGAACTGGCAATGGGGGCATTCCATTCGGATGGTCTCGGCGAGTTTGTCGAAAAGGTAGTCTCCGTTGGGTCGGGTCGTTTGTTCGTCGGTGTTCCATTTAATCGTTTCCCATGCGGGGTTGAAATGTTCTCCGCATTGCAGGCAGGCCCAGTACAGATGCCGTTGGTCACCTTTTAAGAAACTTCGGTGCATCTCGTCATTTTCGAGGTCGGGCGTGGAGATTTGGACGATGCGGTGGTTCCATTGGGCGCGGACGCGTTTGCGAACGAGAGAGAGGGCGTCGGGCGGATAGTTCCGAACCTCGTCCAGAATGAGCCATCGAACGGGGAGTGATTGGAGTTTGGCGGGAGAGTGTGCGCCTCGGATCGAAAGGTGCATCGTGGAGAAACTCATTGCCGACGCCTTGTCGGCCGATCGGTGTTGCAGCATTAATCGGCGGATGGGTTCGGCGGAGTAGATTTGCGGTTTTAGCCGTACACGGTGAAACTCTTCGGCGTCGTCTTGGTTGGCCATCACCCAGAGTGCCGGCCCAGGGTCTTCCGCGATTGCCCAGCAAAGGCAGGTTATCAAAAGCTGAGTTTTTGCGCTTTGGGCGCTGCACATGATGGTGAGTTCGTCGATGCGGTTGTCGGCGAATGCCTCCATCGGTTCGGCGCAAAAAGGCGCGTTTCGGATTTGGAAACGTCCAGGGAGGGTCGTTGTGTTGTCGAGGGTGAGGTGTTGCTCGGCCCATTTCCACGGGGTTGTCTGTTTTTTGGCGGAGAAAATCTCTGCGAGGGTTTCGTAAAAGAGGCTCATTTTTTGCGGTGAAGGTCGGAGGCTTTTTTTGCTGGGTCGTGGATGTTGTAAATGGTCGAGATGTTGCGGTGGCATTCGGCGGATTCGAAGGCGCGGGCCAAGGGTTCCGTCGCGAAGGTTCCGGCGATGATGAGAACCGGCTTTTGTCCGGCGGCGACAAGTTGCCGGATCCACCGTTTTTTTGCGGTGTTGTCGCCGGCGGCTGCGTCCGCGAGGTGCTGCGCGAGTCGTGCTTTTGGCTTGGTGCTTTTGCCGACGTATCGAACGGCGCGGTCGTTGGGGTCGATGAGGTGGTAAACGTGGAACATTTTAGAACGGGAATTTGATGATCCGCTGGTATGGGTGCGAGACGGCGGCGTAGCCTCTGGTTTTTCGCAGTTGAATGGCGTCTCCGAAAGTTCGCCGAAGAAAAAGCGTGTCGGCTTTTTCGGTTTCGAGCGTGCGGTTGGCGGTTTGGCCGCCTGGTCGGAAAAAGGTCGATCCTTCTTCCTGCGCGAAACAAAAGCGGGAATCTTGGTAGCTCCGGCGGTGGTAGTAACAGTTGAGCAGGTTTAGCCAGTAGCTTTCGGCGGCGGTCGTTCGCTCGGTGAAGAACAGGCGCGAACCGGAGAGAATCCCGAACGCGGAGGCGTTGATGTATTTGTTAAACCGGATGGGTTTGTGTCCGGCGTAGTGGATTTTGTTTGGGTAGTTTGAGAAACCGAACAGAAAGCAACCGGCGCGGCGGGCTGAAACTGCGGTTGCTTGGATGAGTTCGTGGGCTTCGTCCGGCGTTAGGTGTGGTTCGGTGCTGTTGTTTAACAGGTAGAGACGGGAGACGAACGCGATGTCGTCGTCGAGCATGAACACGGAGGGCCATCGGTCGAGGATGGTTTGGCGTTTGTGGGCGAGATTTCGAGTGGGCGCGTGGGTGAGGATTTCGACGTCGGGGTTGTGGAGGCGGTAGGAGTCCGCTTCGGCTTCTGGGACAAAAAGTTTGGCTCCTGAGATTTTGGTCAGGACGGAGGCGGGGCGGCCGCGTGAGGGAATAATCAGCGGGATGTCCATGATGCGCGGAGTTCGGCGACGGTGACGACGTTGGCGGATTGAAATTTGTGGTTTTTGTAACTTTCGCGCGGCTCCTCAAGTTTGAGGACGTGACGAAGCCAGGCCTCGTCGATTTCGTTGTCGCAGACGATGAGGAAGGCTTGTTGGGTTTCGCCGTAAGCGGCGACAAGCGGGAGGGTGGGGTTGTTAAGTTTGTTGAGTTGGCGTTCGAAGTCGTCGGGCTTGTCGG